CAACGTGGCCATGTTGTAGATGGTGCCGTTACCAATCAGAAGCTGACCGTTTGATGGCGTTCCAACTGCACCAGTACCGCCGTAAAGAACCCCCAGAGTCCCTGAAAGGGAAACAGCGCCGGTTGTCGGGCTGAAAGGGCCAAGGCCGGTAAAGCCGCCATCAAACGAGGTCACGCCGCCGCCACCACCAGCGGCAGGCTGCCACGATGCAGTGGAGCCGTTAGACGTGAGGACGTAGGTGTTCGTGCCAATCGCGAGGCGCGTGGCGCTGTTCGTGCCGTTGCCGAGGATCAGGTCACCCGTGGTTGTAATCGGCGAAAGCGCGTTGAACGCCGCCGCTTTCGTCGTCTGGCCAGTGCCGCCGGATGCGAGGGGCAGAGTGCCCGTGGTTAGCGCGCTAGTCGAGGTCGCGTACACTGCGCCGCCAGAGGTGAAGCTGGTCAGGTTGGTACCGCCGCTTGCGGTCGGCAGAGTACCTGTGGTCAGCGCACTGGTCGAGGTCGCGTACACCGCGCCGCCAGAGGTGAACGTGGTTAGGTTTGTGCCGCCGTTCGCGGTCGGAAGAGTGCCAGAGACCTGCGTCGTCAGCGAAACGCCGGAGAGCGCGCCGCCAAGCGTCAGGCTGCCACTGCTGGTAACAGTGCCGGTCAGCGTGATGCCGTTGACCGTGCCAGTCCCGCCGACCGACGTTACAGTGCCCGCAGGTGACAGCGCGGCGATACTACCAGCCGTGACCTTGAAGTTAGCGCCACCGCGAGCGATAGGGATCGCGTCAGTGCTTACCGCCGGATCGCCCGCTGTGAGGGCGCTGATTTTGGTATCGGGCATGGACTACTCCAACAAAATATATGAGCCGTCTTCTAACAGAAGATAGAACCCGTCTTCCAGCAAAAGCGCGGGCCCCGACGGACCCCCAGAGCTACCTGCGGTCAAACCGGAGGAACCACTATAAAGCCCGGCATTGCCGCCAAACAAGCCGATGTTGCCTCCAAAAAGGCCGCTGTTGCCTTTGTTGAGGCCCGAAGACATTAGCGCGAGATGCCTGACTGAATGATCGTGTACACGACAGAGCCGGAACCGCTGTTGAGCACGATGCGCGACGAGGCTGGCACATAGGCATAGTTGCCCTGCCGGCCCACGGTCTGCGCGACCATGTTGGTGTCGGGATGATCAAACCACGTTGGTGAAGCAACGGTCTGCGGGTTGTCGAGGGTCTGTTGAACCGTCCAGTTCACGGTGCCCGTGACAGAGACCTGCAGAGAGATCGTCGGATCACCAAAGTAATCCAGAATGATGGGACCTGAATTTTTAGCGCCGGCTGACGCATCCGACACGGTGACCGAAATGGGGCGCATTATTTCATTCCCTTGAGAGTCATGGCGAAGCGAGCGCGCTGGCCCAGCTTACCGGGCGCCTTAGCGGCAGCCTCAAGCTTGCCCGCGGGGATCGGCTTGCCGGCCTTCGCCCCGAGTTGCTTACGGAGGGCGCCGGGCTTTTTGATGGCTTCGGCGATGAAATTCTTCTTGCCACGCATGTCAGCAGTTCCACGCCCTGAGGGATTTGTTGATCCGGCTATCCGGGTCACTTGCCGTTTTAGCAGAAGTCAGCTTCTTTTTCATGCCTTTCATGCGGGCACAAAAGCTGTCACGGCGAGATCCGCCTTCCGGCTGCGGGCGCTTCAGATTACTCCCAGTGGCAGAATTATAAGCCTTCCGGCCAGCCTCACTGAGACCACCCTTCGGGTTCTTATGCTTAGCCTTGAACTGAAAATCTTTCTTCGCGCGCATCCCGATCTCCATATAACTGGGGCGACCCGGAGGCCGCCCCAATCATTAGGCTTGAGCAACGCCGTAGATACCAACCTGCGTGTCATCGTCAAAGACGAAGACCCACAAGGTCAGGCGTTTCGTACCATCAGAAGCGCTCGGAACCAGATAGGTGCCACGAACGTCGCCAGTCGTAGTCGTAGCCGGACTGGTCGTAACAGCCGCCGTGAACGTGCCGGTCGTCACGAATGCACCGTCCCACGCGGTCAACACGTAGCCACGAGTGTTCGCACGGATCGGAAGACCGAAGACGTCACCAGTGCCAACGAAGAAGTCGGTGGCAGCAGCCGAAGCCGCGACGCTCGTAATCGTCTTAAACGCCTTCTTGCCAGAAACAGCGGTCGTGCCGTTCAGGGTGATCGCTTCCGACATCGGAATGCCGTAGACGTCAGTGCCCGTGACGGTCAGCACAGCCGTGGCCGCACCAGCAGCGTCGATGATGACGTTGCGAGGAACGTCAAGAACGACAGTGCCACCCGAAGCCAGAGCGCCGTTGAGTAGAGCGTTGCCAGCAGCGGCCAGCGTCTGCTGAACGCAGATGCCGTCAGCGTCCAGAACAGCTGGAACCACGTCATAGACGTTGATCGACGACATGAAGACGCCGGGCTCGCTCGCGGTACCGTTGTTGGCGAAGTTCCTACCAGCCCGAACGCCGTCAGAGAAATGAGTCATGAGTTTTCTCCATAGCTAAGGGTGGGGCCGAAGCCCCACCCCCGGGATTTAGGCGGCGCCCTGCGAACCCCAGCCTGCGCGGAAGTTCGAGCAGCCGAACGAGTAACGCTCAATGGCCTTCGCCTTGAGGTTGTCGGTGTCGAAGTCCGTGTAGACGTCGGTTTCAAGGGTTTCACGCTCGTAGTACTTGAAGCCGTTCGGAGCGTCGGTCAGCAGGAACCAGCCGTTCGTGTCGGTCAGGAACATGTTAACGCGATGACCCTGCGGAACCGCAGAGTTGTTGTAGATCGCGTTAATGTCGTTGTTCGCGGTGTCGACGCGGAACTGCGACTGCAGAAGGCGGGTGGCCGTCCACTGCAGTTCAGCCGGAACGATCAGCTTCGTCGGCTTAGTCATGATGCGGAGGCCCGCAGCATCACGGAAGCGCTGAACGCCAACGATGGCGTCCTGAAGCGAGGTTTCGTTCAGGTCGGCTTGGACCGTAAAGGTGTTGGCGACAACACCGTTATCAATCGGGTGCGACGTTGAGAACAGCGGCTGACCATCCCCGATGGGGAAGTTGGCCGAGAAGCCGTTGTTCAGGACCGAAGCGCCCAGAACTTCCTTGGTCTGTTCCATCGACTGGCGAAGAGCCTTCGCCTGCAGCGGGAACGACGACTGGTACAGGTTGTCCTTGATCGCCTGACGGGTGATGATGAAGCCGATGCTGGTGTAGCGGTTCACGTAGTTCGTGACGAACCGCTGACCCATTTCACCGTAGGCGGTGGAAGCGCCTTCAGCCTTGATCTGAGCCAGACCAAGCAGCTTCACTTCGACTTCGATTTCAACGGCCTTATCGGACGTGTGCTTCTCGAAGATTTCCGACCACTGACCCGGATACATCGGATAGTCGCCGAATACGGCGGCCAAACCGGGCCGGAGCAGGTCGCGGATTGCGGTGGTGTTAATAGCCATTTTTCAAATCTCCTGCTGGACCGATCAGAGGCCAGTCACCCCACCCCGATAGAGGTGGTTGTTGATGACAACGAGCCAGTTCGCGAAGTTTCCAATGGCGTTACCCGGAGTCGGGTCCAGCTGCAGGATCTTCAGGTTCAGCGTCGAGGTAGAAGCTTCGGTCGAGTTATCGAGCGACACAGCTGAGGTACCCGTTGCAGTAGAACCGGCGGTGTACAGGAAGTTCGCGTTCAGGCCGCGATCAGCCAGAGCCAGCGGGGTGCCCGCAGCGCCAGAAGCATTCGTTTCCTGAATGGTGAACACGGTGTTGAAATCGTCGATCACGAGAGCTTCAACGACCGAGCCGGTGAGAACACCGGGGTTGCCCGGCCAGAAGTTCTCGAAACGGACGCGGCCAGTGCTGTCGGTGAACTTGACGCCCCAGAAAACGCCAATGGTGGTTGCACCCGCGACGCCCACGCCAAGCGTGCCATCGGTGAGAGTGGTGACGGGGTCGCCACGGAAGATCGCCGTCGCGTAAGCGTTAGCGATTTGATACGGGTTGGTCGCGCCAGTCCAAGCAGAGCCATCCAGCTTCTTGACGGGGACGAGCCCCTGAGGCGCATTGGTACCGTAAGCCATACGGATTCTCCATGCTGAAGTTGAGGGTTGGGTTCTGCCGGTACGTAACGGCAATCGGTTCTCTGTCGGTGGGTACGTGACCACCATCGGGGTGCAGGATACGTGACCTGCGTCGATGTGTACGTAAATTACGCTCAAACCAAACAACTGTCAACAACATCAAAAAAGGCCCCCGCCCAGTTTCCCGAGCGGGGGCAAGTTGCCACAGCGATAGTAGAACACACCGTGGACCGGAGGTTAGTCCTTGAACGAGGTGACGCGCTCAAACGCCACTCCGCTATCCTTGTCCTCGAAGCGCGGCAGGTTCGGATCGTTCTGTCCGGTCCATGCCACGTCCTGCAGGGTTTCAACGTTTTCCAAATCACGCTCACGATTGCGCTCTTCCACATCGCGGGTGAGGCATTCGCAAAGCATCAGGCCACCACGACGGATGACCATGACTTCCATGCCCTCATAGCCCGGAAGCGGAGGCGGCACCATCTCAGGATGGCGATTGGCCGGAACCGGCTGCCAGCCACGGATCATGCGGTCGGTCATGTTGTCCGGATCCGGCTCGTTCAGAGTCGATTCGCGAACCCATGCGTAGGTCATGTTCGCAGGGATCTTATCCTTCGGAACATAGAGCTTGGAGTTGAAGTGCGTTTCGGGGCGCTTGCGCAGCCCTGCTTCGCGGGATTCGGTAGCACGAGTCGTGCTGATGCGAGAAGAACGGGCCATTGTTATGCTCCCTTACCTTGTTTCATCATGTGGATTGCGTAGTATTTTTCGGCTTCAAGATCGCTCATGCGACCACCGTTCTGCTTCCGGAAGGCGCCTGAC